AGTCTCCGTTCCTAGTGAACACAGGAAGATTTAGAAAGAGAAGCTACAAAATCGAATACGCAGATAATTACCCCATTCGTTTCTATGGGCTGTCTATGCGTCTTAACTATATGGGGAACTAAGAATGGCAGACACGACTTATTCAGCCGGGACTGTGAGTACAGTGCCTGCAAAGGTACCAGTTACATCAGCAGTGTATAGGTCACTCCCTGAGCGCGTGCGAATCTTGAAGCCTTCAATGTTACACCAGAAGGTATTAGTAACATCTGAGCCAGCAGTGATGGGGCCGATCTCAATACCAGCCCAACCACTCTTGGTGCTATGTACCTCAGCAATACAATTAATGAAATTGAAGTGGTGTGAGTTTAGATTCTGGACACAGCCCTGTACTGTGGTGTTGCCACGATGGTCAAAGGCCAGCCCTTCCATAGTCACATTGTAATAGTTGTATGCCTTGAACACCTTGATGGCATACCCAGTAACAGCAGCACCACTGATGATGGTAGCACCATAGCCACTGATTAGATAATTACGTGGTGTGGTTTGATCTGGATCAATCAGCCATTGGGTATTCAGGAGATAGGTACCAGGGGGGATGAGTAGCACCCCACCCAGGGTCTTAATATAGGCCCAGGCGGCTGTGAAAGCAGCGTAGCTATCAGATACACCTGTGTTGTCTGCACCGAAGTCTAGGACGGAAACAACGTCAGAAAACTTAGATAGTGCTGTGCGATCAGTGCTACCAGCAATCCCTGACTGGGCCTTGTAGTACCCGTCATTAATATCATTAAGCCAAGTAGACGCAACTACAGTCCCGGCTGAAAAAGTCGTGTCTGCCATTCTTAGTTCCCCATATAGTTAAGACGCATTGACAGCCCATAGAAACGAATGGGGTAATTATCTGCGTATTCGATTTTGTAGCTTCTCTTTCTAAACCTCCCTGTGTTCACTAGGAACGGAGACTCAGAGAAAATGTTAATGTTCCGAGCAGTAACACCACCATCAGCCCAATCCTTATCACTCCAGGAAAGCTGGACGTTACTTGTACCACTACTCCCATGCCTATCACAGTCTAGAATGACACGGGAGCAGGTTTTCCAGTTCATCGTTTCACCATTCCAGGATTCGGTGACATACTTGCATGTGAAAGAAATCCCAAAGTCTTGGTAAATAGCAGGATGCATAGTGGACATATATTCCTGTCCTTCGACAGCGCAATAGGTGCTGCCGTTATACATATTCCAGGCAGCCTCAATCTTCATAAAGACGACTTCAAGGAATTCAAGACTGAACTACGGGGGATGTTTGACGAAATTAAGTCAGACATTAAGGGACTACGTGACCACTCAAAGTAATTACTATGTCTCAGGCCAATGGAACGTTATATGTGACGTATGTGGTTGGGAACATAAATCCGGCGATATAAGGAAACGCTGGGATGGGCTGATGGTCTGTTCCAAAGATTGGGAGCAGGATCATCCACAGAAATATCTTAGGGTAAGAGAAACAGGACAGTCAGTACCTTTCGTTCGGCATGAACCGGAGGATACTTTTACACTATTCTGTACTGTTATTACAAGTAGTGGGTATGCGGATATGGGTGTGGCAGATTGTATGAAGGCAGATAACACTGCCTTGTCATATGCCTTCCTTCTAGAACTCTCTTCAACACAGGTGGGCTAATATGGCAACAAGTGGAATTCAGACTTGGGAACTAGATAGGGACGAACTCATTGAGGCAGCGTTTGGTAAGATTGGTATTCCTGGTGAAGGGAATACCCTTACGGCGGCTCAATACACGGAAGGTGCAACTGCTCTGAATGGAGTGGTAACCCTGCTTCAAACACATGGCATGCCTCTCTGGAAGCGTACAACTACTTCCCATACACCTAGTGTAACAACTCAGGTGTACACCCTCACAGCGGCTGTTAAAGTAGTACAGGTTGTATTGCTAGATGACAATGGTTCTCAATATGATCTTATTGAAAAGAGCCGCTATGACTTCAATAGACTTCCTTCGGATGCTATCGGAACACCTGTACATTATACTGTACAACCTACCATTGGCTCCGCTACCGTGTCTATTTGGCCCCTTGTATCAGATGCGACCACAGTCACACAGAAGACCATATCAGTGGTATATCAGAAGAAGTTTGATGGCTTCACTGCATCGGGCGAAACCTTGGATTTTCCTTCTTACTGGACTCTCCCTATTATTTACTCCCTTGCTGTAACTCTAGCACCAACCTATGGATTGCCCCTAGCTGATCGCCAGTTGCTCACTAAGGAACGTGATGCAATGATTGCTTCAGCAGACGGGTATGGGGATGAAGATGGTAGCTTGTTTATTCAGCCTGACTATCAAGGAAAGTAATGGCTTATTCTACTAGTCCACAATTCAATACAGAACAAGTCAAGTCCATCGTCTTTGATGGAAGTGACTTTTATCGTTCTGGGGATTTGGATATTCAGCGGGATATGCAACTCACCAATGTCTTCTATGACAGGGTTAGCCAGGAGAACAAGACCCGTGCTGTTGCTGTAAAGAAGCGCCCAGGTCTTACAGCCAATGCCACAGACCTTAATAGAACTGTGCTGGCTGATCCTATTCGTGGTTATTTCAACGACACCGATCAAAATGCTTTCTATTGGGCAGTTGATGATCACGTGTACACGGTCAAGATGGACACCAGCTTTACCCCTACACTGGTAACAACTCTAAACACTTCTACAGGACTTGTGGGGTTCTGCTCCTATCTAGATGACACAGGCCAGCGTTATGTTCTAATTTCTGACGGCACAGACTTATGGGTGGATGATTATGTGGGTGTATCCTGCACAGCAGTGTCTGACCCAGACCTGCCATCTCCACATGAGCCTTGCCCTGTTTACCTAGATGGGTATGTCCTGCTGATTAAGTCAGGAACATCTGATATGTATAACTCAGATGTGAATGATCCATTTGGATGGAACAATGAATTTATCTCTGCTGAGATTAGTTCCGATGCAGCATTAAAAATTGTTAAGGCTAAGAACTATCTCGCTGTCCTAGGCTATAACTCAATTGAATACTTCTGGGATGCTGGTAATGCTACTGGCAGCCCTTTTAGTCGTAATGACTCTCCGTTCCGGTCAGTGGGCTACATTTCAGGGCTTTGCACCATTGGGGACACTTCTTATTTTATTGGTCGGGAGAATAAAACTAACACTGCTGTCTATTCCATTGACTCGTTTAAAGTGGAGCGTATCTCCAACAGCATTGTAGATCGCACTATCCAAACCTATGTAAATACACAGAATCAGAAGTCTCCGATCTCTCTAGACAAGGATGGCTACTGTGTGTCAATGGATGGCCATACATTCTATGTCATTGTGGTTGGACAAACCACATGGGCGTATGACATTGTGGAGAAGTTCTGGTATGAATGGAAGGGCTCCAATGGTTCTGGCCTACAGATTGAAGCAGCATGGGCTATGTACAATGGTAGCCAATATGTTGCCGTTGCCGGCCAAACATTCATGTCAGTTATGAATCCTGCCAACTACCAAGACTATGGGCTCAACTTCACATGCAAGTATGTCACGGAGTCTTACAATGCTGACACTCACAACTGGAAAGTGTGCTCACGAGTTATGCTGAATTGTGACATGCACAATTACACAGGGACGAGTAACGCCAAGCTTTCTTGGAGTGATAATGACTGGGCTGATGGAGGTATAGCAACTCCACGCAACATCAATGTGTTTTCTTCTTCACCTTTTATTTCAAATACAGGTAGGTTTAGAAATCGCTCATATAAAATTGAATACACAGACAACTATCCCATCCGACTCTATGGACTGGAAATGCGTCTTAATATACAGGGGAATTAATCAATGAGTGATACCACTTTCGTACCGGGAACCGTAGTAGCCTCTACATGGCTGAATGATGCTAATGCTGCTGTCTATCGAGCACAGAGTGCTTTAGTCGGTTCTGTCAATCGTACAGCCCTGTCAAAGTTCTCAGACTTCATTTCAGTGAAGGACTTTGGTGCGGTTGGCGACAATGTGACGGATGACACGGCTGCGCTACAGGCAGCAATTGATTATGGCTATGCCAACCTCAAGACTGTGTATGTTCCATCAGGACAATACATCTGTAGTAACATCGTCACCTACCCGGCTACCACTCTAATTGGCCAAGGGCGGCAGACAACCATCTTCCGTTGTAAGGCAGGAACTCTAGGTCTGTGGTGGGATGCTGCTACATTCGGTGCATCTAAGCTTACCATGTATGGCCTAGCTTGGTATGGCAATGATGAACTAGGTGTGACGTATGGCCTACGTGCTGGTAAGTTTGGTGGCGGTGGAACTCAGTATGGCACTGAAGGTGTCATTGCTGACATTTGGATTCGGGACTTGCCTAATGCAATTGGTCTGGATGTGGATGGTAACGTAGGCATCTTACGGGACATTACAATTCAATCCTGCTTTAGTGGGCTTACTTGTATTGGCTCTGTACAGCGTGGTTCCAACATCATCATTGTAGCCCCACGTAATGGTGGTATTGGACTTAAGGTGTCGAGCGGGCAGTGGAGTGGCATTTTCATTGAAGCGCCCGAAACAGGTGCCACTCCTATTTCTCTATTCCGCCCTGCCAATCTTTCTGGAGTTGCAATTAGTCTCGATGGTGTGAGTGTTACCACATTCACACAACTTATTCTAATTGATGCAGGTGCCGCATCACAATGGAGTGTTGTCGGACTGGAAATTTCTCTTGGTGCTGGTTCATTTACCACCGTCTTTAATCAAGGCGGGTTGGGATTCAATGGGGCACGGGCAGCGACCTTCGGTGAGTATGCCACCCAGTCTTCAAAGATTGGTACGAGTGTTGATGCTCGCCCCGTTACCCAAGTCATTTCAAAAGCCTATTCAATTGACTTCACTCTTATTGCTGCTGGCGCAACACAGGATCAGACAGTAACCCTAACTGGTGCTGTGTCTGGTATGCCTGTAGTTATTGGCTTTACCAACACTGGTCCCTTCACAGGATTGCGCTATGAAGCGTTTGTCTCTGCGGCAGACACCATCACCTTACGCGCGTATAATAGCACCGGGGCAGGTATTGATCCCGGTCCACAGACTTTCGTCTTCCACTCCTTCGTATACTAATGGCTGATATACTACCACCCGCCCCAATTGATGCACCATTCAGTTCCTATAACTGGGCTGACTGGTACAAAAAAGTAAGGGATGCAATTAATGCTGGTGCTGAAGTGGCATGGAGTCAGATTACCGATTTCACAGGAAGTAATCTAACCCAAATTGCTACACGCAACCATGATGACTTACAGAACATTCTCGGGAATGGTACACGACATGTAAGCACAGCCGAAGCTGCTGCACTAGCTTCGGGACTCACTGTAGTGATAACTACAGCCAAACTAACTGGTCTGGGAGCTAATGGAAGCATGACATTTACTAATGGTGTCTTAACGGCACAAACCCAAGCCACTTAAGGAAACAATATGCCATCATTAAATGACTACAGAGGAATGCTTGATTCCTACACCCAAGCCAATCCCTATCTAGCTGAGGGAGACATGGGTGGGGAAATGGGCGAGGGTGGATTCTGGAATCCCACCAACGATGCACAGACAGGTGCTCAGAACCAAGGTGTTGGTTTCTTGAATTCCCTTTCCCCAGATCAACGTGCTGAATATCAGCAACTGATGAGCCAGGACTTTGCCAAGAAGTCGGGCAACATGAAGCTAGCCTTTGGTGCTGCTGCTGCCGGTATGGGCGGTCTTGCCGCTCTGTACGGGGGTGGAGCCGGTCTAGGTGCTGGGGCAGGCGCTGAAGCTGGTCTAGCTGGTGCTGGTGCAGAGAGCTTCCCTGTCTATGGTGGTGGCGAGGCAGCGATGAGCGCCAACTTTGCTGACCCAATGGCTATGTATGCCCCTGAAGTAGGTGCTGGTGGTGCTATGCCTTCTTCTCAAGCCCTATGGGGCAGTCCTGCTGCTAGTGGTATGGGCGGCGGTCCTGAATTTGGTTCACCCGAACAACGTGCCTCTGACTATGCTGGTGGCTATGGGAACACAAACAATGTAACCCCTGCTTCAGTTAACAGTGGTGGCAATCCCATCCTAGATCAACTCAAGCAAGTGCTGGGTTATGGTGGTGCAAACACCCCACTGGGTCAAGTGTCACAGGCTGGTAAGATTGGTAGCAACCTACTCGATTTGTACAACACTTATGACAGCCGCAAGCGTAACAAGGGCTTCATCAACAATCTGAATAGCCTATACACCCAAGACAGCCCTTATGCACAGCAACTGAATAAGTCTCTACAACGTGCCTATGCGGCTTCAGGTCGTCGTAGTGATGTGGGTGGACGTAATGTTGAATTGCAAGCCAAGCTGGCTGAAATGAACAGCCGTCTAGCTCCTACACTAAATACAGCTAACAATCAGCAAGGGATGTATCAAAATCGTATGCTTGGCAGTATGTGGGACTTGGGTAATCGTACTGGATTCTTTGATAAAGCTGCTAACGGTCTGATGGGCCTATTCGGAGGCTAAATGCCATTACAACTCAATCCAACTAATCTAGCAGGGCTGGTTGACCTTCCTGTAGGGATGCGCCCGCAGCAGGAAGAGTTTCTGGCTAATGCTAGTCGTAATGATAGCTTGGCCCTGCAACAGCAAGGGCTGGCTAATCTGTTTCAGCAACAAGCTGATCCTCTACGCCTGCGCCAACTTGAACTGGGTAATCAAACTACTGAAGCGGGTCTTCCCGGCATTATGGCCAATGGTCAAATTGCACAGCGTAAGAACAAGATTGAATCTATGTTTGAGGACAAGCAGATTCAGGATATGATGGGGAAATATAAGAGTGAGGAACTCTCCCGTCATGTGAAGGATATGGAGGGGGTGGGCCAGTTGGCACTACAAGGTGCTGAACAAGTGTGGTCCAATCCTATTGCTGGCCGTGCAATGGTCAAGCAAAAACTTGAAAAGGCTGGTGTGTGGAATCCTAAATGGGACTCCTTACCACCTGATCGGCTGGCTATGGAACTCTCCAATTTCGGCCAAGGCATTCAAGCTACTGGTGCGAAGTTCACACAGGCTATGGAATTACAGAGTATGAAGTCGGCCACTGCTGAAAACGTGGCCCGCATTGCTGCGGACACTCGTATGCGTGTGGAACAACTAAAAGGGCAACTCGCCCAAGAGAAGGTTGCTGCTACAGCTACTAAAGACCCGAAGACACTTGAGCAAGGTATTGCTGTTAATATGGCCCGTGCCCAAGCAGCCACTGACCCGGATATTAAACAGGCATTCTTGGAAGCAGCAATGGAATATCAGGCGCAATATCAAGCCGCCATCAAACTGAAAGCCACAGCTCCACAGGGTTCTAAGCTTAATGTTCCTGAAATGATTGACCAGCCTGCGGTTCCTGTACAGAACATGCCCCCAATTGGTGGGGCTAAACCAAAACTAGGTACTTCAGAAAACCCAATTAAACTGGATTAACATGCCTGTATATCAATACCAAGGCCAGCATTATGACTTACCTGATGGTTTGTCAAATGAAGCTGCTATTGCTAAGATTAAAACCCACCTAGGAGAAAAGCCTAAGGCCGCATCAAAGGATACGTCTATTGGTGAGGACTTGAAGATTGGTCTTGCGGGTGTGGGTAAGATGGTTGACACAGGTGTTTCACTTGCTGCCAGTGCTGTTGCACGCCCGTTCGCAGGACAAGAAGCACAGGATGATATTTTCAAGAACCTGAATGAACGGATTGAGTCCTACGATAAGTGGGCCAATCCTGATAAGAAGATACAGAAAACTGGGGGTAAGCTTATCTCCGCTATTCCGGGAGCATTGGGTATTCCACTAGCTGGCTTTGCGCTACCGTCTACAAGTAAGGAAATGCTGGATGCTGGTGAAACCCTGCCTAAGGCATTAGCCGGTGGTGGTATTGATGCTGGCCTACAGTTTGCCACAATGGGTATTCCCATGCCCGGTAAAGGTGTGGCTGCTAAAGCTGTCAGTACAGGATTGTTTAATACGGGCCAGAACGCTGCTGCTGAAGCCGCTATTAGTGGCATTGCTGATACTAAGCAGATCAAGGAAGCACATGATCCACTAGACCTAGACAAGGCTTTGGTTAGCTTTGTATCCGGTGGTGTGGCTGGTGGTGCAGCCAAGGCTATTGGCAACATGAAAGAAAGCAGGGCCAATAAGGCCAATGCTGATTTCGACCAACGGCTAAAGACTGCTGTTGAGGCTAAGACAAAAGTGGTTACGGAAGATGCATTACCAAAAAGTAATCTCCCTGAAAATCTACAGTTCTTAAAAGAACAGGCTGAGTCCAAGCAACGCGATGCCCAAACTGTGGAACGTTTGGAAGCAGCTATTGCTAAACAAAATCCCGAGAATGGCACCATCTACGTCAATAAGAATGAACAGGCTATGCAACATGAGCCTGCTCAAGCCTATGTGGCTGCTTAACAGACAGGCCCAAGTCAGCTAGTTCAGTAGGAGACAGTTGTGCCTTAGCAAACATTTCTGCCTTCATCACCTTACCGAGTTGTACTAGTTCATTACCAGATAGGGCACGCAGGCGTGTCTCTGTGGGGAACACAGAGCTACGAATACCATCCTCAGATACATTCTTGTAATGCTGAACAATACGGCTAACACCAGTAATAAGGGCGCTGTTGCGCTTGGCACCAGCTAATGATCCACCAGCTTCTAGTGTGTTAATCCCCTTACCATCAGCACCCTCAGCCATAGCGGCTGTAGCAATGTCTTCTGCTAGGGGAATAGGAGTGAAGTGTTTCTGGCCGACAATCTTGCCAATAACATCTTGCTTGTCTTTGTTAGAGCCAAAGTCTAGAGCACCGCGTTGATTTCGTGGCATCCTAAGTCCCGGAGCATTGGCTAGTTCTTGTTCTGCCTTCGGAGGAAGTTCATCCCCCCATAGATTGCGCTGTAGTGGGTCTTGTAAGTTCTGTGCTTCCATTGACAGGTCCGCACGAATGGGAATTCCTGTTCCAGAAGTGACTCTCATTTGCCCAAGGGCATCACGTTCCATTCCTGGAACAGACTCATCTACACGACCGCCTGTGTCAGTGAAGCCATATTGAGCAGGCCTATCCCCAAAGGGGTGATCATCAATTTCCATTTGCTGGGCCTTGAGAAACTCTTGGCCCTTGGCAACTTCAGCATCCAGAGCCATCTGTGCATCAGCAGCCTGCCGTGCTTCATTGGCTGCAATCTCTTCTTCTACAGCACGAACATTGGCATCACGATTATTGAAATCATCTGCCTTTGGTAAGCCACTCTTGTTCTGTTCAGCCACACGCATGGCTGCCCTAGTTGGGGATTCAATACTCAAATCAGGAACTTCTATGCCAGTCTTAACTTCAGGCGTAACACTAGCCTTGGCTTCAACAGCAGTCTTTAACCTTTGGTCAAAATCAGCATTGGCCTTGTTGGCCCTGCTCTCTTTCATGTTGCCAATAGCCTTAGCAGCACCACCAGCCACACCACCTGATACAAAGCTAACTAAAGCTTTGTCTAGGTCTAGTGGATCGTGTGCTTCCTTGATTTGCTTAGTGTCCGCAATACCACTGATAGCAGCTTCGGCCGCCGCGTTCTGGCCTGTGTTAAACAGACCTGTGCTTAGACCCTTAGCAACCACACCCTTACCGGGCATAGGAATACCCAA